CGAACCGCGCTTTGCAGACCCCCTCGTTGACTATCGGGGGCATGATTTCTATAAGGCGGATCATCAGTCGTCCTCTCTTTTCAGGGTTGAGTGGTCCGTGCGCATGAATTTCCAGCTCGGCTCCTTAGTGTAGATTGAACCGAGGAAACCGAGGGACTTCTCCATCTCGGGCTGAAGGCTGTGGTGCTGGAGCATGGTGTCGCCCAGAAACTTCGGGCAGGGGATGCCCATTCGTTTCCAAAAGTACTGCATGTCGTAGGCGAAGTTTTGGCCGATCATCGGTTTCTCTGCGTTGATCTTCCGCACGATGTCCCAGGCCTCGCGTTCTTGCGCCGCCGTGCGCCAGTAGTTTCCATCGGCCTGAAGGCGGCTCCAGAACGGGATCACGATTGCCTTGGTTCCGTCTGCGGTTGAGTAGCCGACCTCGGTGATGTCAAGGTTCTTTGTCTCGATGTCACAGGAAAGAAAAGGCTCGGGGCGCAGAATTTGGTCGTAGAAGTCTTTGATGTCTTGGATCGAGGGCTCGAGGTAGATGAGTCGCGAAGGGCGGCGCAGGTCCGGGAACTCACTTTCGGCCTTGGCCTTCAAGATGTCTGCGAGGAGGATTGGGCGGAGTTCCCACTGGCGGAGAACAGCTGCTGGGTTCCAACTCGGAAGGACTTTGAAGTGTTGGTCGTGGGTTAAGAGCGGGGAGCCCCGGTAGCGTTTGATGCCGGACTTTTTACAAAGAGCCCAGAGGGGCGTATTCCCGAGCGCCAGTATAATGTTAGGTGCGGTTCTCTCAACCTCTTCAAAAAGCCGGGTAATTTCAGGTAGGTAACGTTTGTCGATGTATTTGCCCTTAGTGATGGGGCGATAGTTCGGTATAGCGTCAGCCTTCCCAACATAAAGGTTGTCGAGACGGTTTCCCGGTGGCCGGAGGTTAAAAACATTTGTAAGGTAGCAGTCTTTCCGGGCGACGCCAGCCTGATTGAGTATCCCGTTAAGGACAGACCCCGAGGGGCCGGAAAAAGGCTCGCCGCGCCGCTCTTCTTGTTCACCATAGGCTTCACCTACTATCATTATTTTAGTCATTGATCCCCGCAGCTGGATATGGCTCTTGACATTATGTTAACAGCCATACCCACTTTTGTCAAGGTTTTCATTTGTCTGCTATATTACACTACTCATTACATATCGCTAAAGAAATATTCGTGAAGGTTACGCTGTCCCCGTCCTTTAAACACAGTTTACCCTCCCATAATTTTACTTTAATACCTAAATTGTCGATTTCCATATATGCGGAGTCAACAACAAGAGAACCCCCGGCGGCTACTATGGTAGCAGGGGCGCAAGTTATTGTGTAGCCTTCTGTTGCTCTATCAAGAATATCCAGGTCGGCCTCTGCAACAGGTTTATCTTCGCTGAACAAAACCAATTTGCTAACGGACTCGCCTTGAGGTTTTTCTTGCGCTATTAGTGGTAATGCAGGGGCCACCGAAACGGCCATAGTACCCTGTATGAATGTTCTTCGTTTCATCTTATTTTCCTTTCGTCTGCGTCTTGCGCCTTTATCAATCTCTTGGCATAGTTTATTTCTACTACCCAGAGTTCGACATCTTCTGGAACCTCCATCATGGCTATTTGTTGTGTGAGATACAGGGTGTGAGGAGCTACTCGGCCTCCTCCCCATTCATCAACAACGTCAGGGCAATTGAAATGATCCATAAAGGCAGGCGCGAGTTGCGTTTTGCCGGTTCCGGGACCGCCGACTATCACTACGGCTTTGTTCATGATTTTCTCCTTAATCGAGTTCAAGGTTTTCTCGCGCCGCCTCAACGTACTCGGGATTGAGTTCGAGGCCAAGGGACCAGTCCGCACCGAGCTCCTCGGCCACCTTCACGGAGTTCCCGCTGCCGCAGGTCGGGTCCAGAAACACAGTTGTTTCGTCCACGAGCATCCGAAAGAAGTGGGTGAGGATTGCGGTCGGCTTTTCGCTCATATGGAAGTTCTTTGTAACTCCTCCTGCAACAGCGTTGCCAACTGCACGAACAACTTTTCGATCTCCTCGAGACGCGAAAAAGGCCGTTTCATAAATTCTTCGCGGACCACGATCTTTGTCTGGAAGAATGCCAGAGTTGTCAGATTTAAACCACACCAGCGGGAAAGGGTTAACTCGCCATCCGGCAGCCGTAAGGGCGTCAAATGTTTTCTGGTAGAAGTCCATTGAGAACCAAAAGACGAGATGTGCAGTTGGTGCTGTGAAGTTGTCTGTGCGCTCGCAGAACGCTCGGAGAAGCGTAAAATATATGTCAGGCGAGTCGTCGTAACCGCCCCAACTAGACGCTCCAGATTGACCTCGAGTGTCCCCGGCTGAAACGCCGTAGGGGAAATCGCAGTGAATGAGATTGAATGGTTCATCGAGTACCTCTTTGCTGAAGTTGAGGAAATCGGCCTGCCTGATGTCCGCGAAACGGCTAGGTTCGGCTGACTCTGCTGGCGGATCGTCAGACTCCGCTGGCGCGGCGGGTGCTGGTTGTTGCCGCAAATCCCGAAGCGTTGCGGCCTTGCGACGTTCGAGGCGGCGCTCGGCAAAGTTTGCGGCGGTAGTGAATTTCGGGGCCTCAGTGACTTCGGGTACGCCGTCGTCCAGGGCCTGCTTGACGAGAAGCTGCCGGGCCACCTGCTTCCCGGAGACGCGGAGGAAGTCTGCGGTCTTTTCTTTCGTCCAATCTTCCTCGGTCTGGGTTTTGATTTCGTGGAACTTAGCCACAGAGCGAACGTGGTCCTGCCACGAGAGGTCTTTTCGCTTGATGTTCTCTTCGAGCTCAATGAGGTACAGGGTGAGTTCGTCGAGGTCCTCGGCGTACTGCACCGCGATCATGTCAAAGCCGAGGTGCAGGTGGGCGGTGAGGCGGCGCTCGCCCGCGACAAGCTCTCGGTCTCGGGTTATGACGATCGGGTTGATGAGGCCGACCTGACGGATGGACTCAGCGAGCTCTTCGATGTCGTCAATTTGGCGGCGCTGCCTGTCCTCGCGGTTGACAACGATGCTGGAGACGGGGACGGTTTCAAAGTTGCCGCTGGTCATTTTGGAAGTCCGTATGTTGAGGGGGCGAAAGAAACTGTATCTTCTGCGTATTCTGTTTCTCGCCGCTCCATTATCATCACCGCAGTCCGCGCGTAACCGGCAATGTCTATCCAGCTGTCGAGGTGTTCGGGGGAATGGCAGAGGCGCGCCATTTTGTCCGCGATCATCTCGAGGGCGTGGCGAAGTTTCGCATCAGGGCACCCATACAAATATTTTTTGATTCCTGCCGAAATCGCAAAGTGGTCGTAGGGGTGGCCGTAATCTTTCTGGCGCTCGTTGTTTGTGAGGCCAGAAACGGCCTTGTCGAAAGTCTCGAGAGGGGTCATTGAGTTCTCCTATTTCCTACGGAAAGGGAGGGCCGCGAAGCCCTCCCCCATTTCTCAGACTTTCGCAGTCCGACCGATTTCCGCGTAGATCACCTCGGGATCGTTCGGATCAGGGCGGTGGCCGAGTTCGCCAACGAACTGCTTGCCGACGCAATCGTTGATCGCGGCCTCGACATTGCCTTCTTCAAGCCCGCAGTGACCGAGGAACCGCTTGAGGTTGTTCATGGACTGCTCGAACTTGACAGCCTCTTCCTCGTTCTGTGTGAACAGGAAGGATTTGCGGTTCGGCGTTCCCTGAACGTTGCCGTATTCCTCGAGCTCGTCGGCGTCCACATCGTCCATCGGCTCCACGCAGACGACCTGAAAGGTCAGCCGATCAAATGTGTCGCCAGTGTTGCGAGACGTGAAGGCTTCTTGTTCAGGTACGCGATTGATCTGCCAAACGTAGTGACCGACGGGAAGGTTCGGTGGCCGCTTGATGTCCTCGAGGTTTCTGTTGAGTGCGTCTGTGAAGTTCATCTGTGTTTCTCCATCTAGATGTTAAGGGCCTTTGAGTATGCCCAGACTAACCGGCGAGGCCGGGTTGCTGTTCCAAGCAAGTGACAACGATTTGCCACCGAGTCATTTGCTCGAAATTTGTTCTGATTTCATTTGCCGTGTGGCGGCAGCTGAAAATGTCGGGGTAAGGAACGTGGTCGATAGCGACGCCGCCGCCTACTGGATCGAACAGGAATATGAACATGATGTATTTCATTTCAATTCTCCTTCAGCTTGGTGAAGATGTCGAGAAGTCCGGTCTCGATTGGGTACTCAGCCTCCATCCGCATTGGCGCGGGGTTCTTGAGGTCGAGCATCGAGGTCGGTAGGGTCTGGATCGTGCGGCGCACATTCTTTCCGCTGCCTTTGACTTCGGACAGGATCAGGGTGTTGAAGAACCGAGGCAGCTTCGGGCCGAGGGCCTTTCCGATTGAGGAGGCGAACCCTTTAATCATCCCGCTCTGCGTCTCGACCATATCAACATGAGAAATGACTATGACGTTCGTGCGGAAACTGTCCGAGGTCACGTTGGCGATGAAATCCTCGATAAGGTCTTGGGCGGTCTTGTACCACTGCCGGGGATCTTTCGAGGTCGCGTTTACGGAACGTGCCCACTGAAAGGCAGCGCGCCCGAGGTTGGTCATGGAGTCGAGGACGAAGATTGTGTCCTCGCCCCACTCCGCAGGGTCGCTGTCGTCGTCAGGCCACTTCTCCATCGCGGTCAGGGTATTCATGTAGGCCATCGGGGAGCCTTTCAGCTTCGGCCCAAGGTTCGTCATTTTCATCTGATCGCGGTAGGATTGGTACTCGATCTGTTCGAGAAGTTTTGGGTCGGCCTCGCGGACGTGGTTGAGGAGGGCGTCGAGGCCGTTGTCGAGGTCAATGATGCGGAGTTTGTATCCGGCGGTGACGAGGGGAGTAAGCGCGCCGGTCTTTCCCGCGCCACTGTTCCCGATGAAAAGGAGTTTGACGAGCTTGCTGTTTGTGTGTTCGGAGGCTTTAGGCATCAGGACGTACCGCCGCAGCGCCTCCCTTAATTCGGCGGCTCATTGTCTCTTTTTTCAATCTGCTCAGGGCATCTTTACGGGCACGGCGCTCTTGAGCTCGACGTACTTGGCGAGACGGCTCTTGCCATTCCTCTATTTCTACTGTGTTTGAGGTTTGGTTCTTTTTAGGTGTTTGCATTTTGGTTCGCCTTCTTTAATATTTCTGTATCGCGCTCTTGCACGGCGATTTTATGGGCCTTTATCGCCTCTTCTTGCGTCTTGTAGTTACCGACTATTTTTCGTTTTTTGTCTGCAGTTGTGATACGAACAATCCAAGGGCGAATAGTGTTCCGGGAATAAAAGAATAGTCCTTTCCACTTCTTTTGCTTGTTGTAGCATTGTTTATGGTTAATTGGCATATCTCGTAAGTTGCCTAAACAGTCGTTTTTACTATTACCGTCTAAGTGGACTATATGACCTTTTGGCCACTCACCATGAACTATGAACCAGATAAATCTGCTGCGGGTTGTACTGCCGCTTTTGAGGTGGACTGTTTTACCTCGGAGAATATTGCCGTGGGGAGATATGAGCGTCCCGGTGTCGGCCTCATATATGTAATCTTCGTGATGATAGGTAAGTTGCATCAGCGGTTCTCCAAGGGGTCCCAGACTTTCTCCACAAAGTCGCTTTTGATGTAGTTCTCGCGGACGGAAGGCGCGCGGCTGCAGAGGCCGCGGAACTCACAACCGCCGTAGTTGCCGCAGGCCGTGGCGTTCATGGGCCACTTCTGCGCGGCGGAATAAGCACGAGTGCGGCTGATTGTTTCGAGGGCGGTTTCGAGCCACTCCTCGATCTGGTCTTTGGAGCGTGTTGTGATGCCTCGCTCGAAGCGGGTGAAGTTGACTGCGATCTGGGCGGCGTCGATAATGACGCCGCGGACCGGGGAGTGCAGGACCGTCTGGCCCGCGAACGAGTAACCGGACATCTGGTTGTTTGGGGAAAAGTACTGAAAGTAGTACGTTCCGACCGTGCCGCCTGTCGTCTTTTGGTCCATGACGTAGACGTGAGTGCCCATCTGGACTACTCGGTCGAGGTGGCCGCAATACAGGATGTCCTCGTTGATCTCGAGTTGGAAGGAGAGCTCGACCGCCGGGGAACCGTCCTGCAGGTGGTAGGTGCGGAGGCCGTCCTCAGTCTCGCGGGCGAACTCCTCAATGTACCAGACGATTGTGCGGATCAGGGTTATCCGAGTTTTCTTCGCGTCGTCAAAGATCATGGCGAGGCCGGTCTCGTAGTCCCACGAATTAACGAGGGCCTCACGGACAACGGCGACAGTGGCCTCCTCGATTTCCATTCCGGCGGCTCGGTGCTTGTAGAAGTGCTCGAGGGCCGAGGCGTAGAGGCCGCCGAAAAGCAGGTGAACGCTTTTGTGCTGCGGGCGCAGGCCTCGGATCATGGTGTAGTAGTATTTCCGGGGGCACGTCTGCGCGCAGTCGAGGGACGTACCATCCCATGCGAACTGCATCCCGTCTTTGAATGAGCTATTCATCAAAAAATACCTCCGGGTAGCCTTGAAACACCTCGGGGTAGTTTAGGTGTTTCGTGCGAAAACGAGCTATAGCAACAAGCACGTTTTTCATGTTTTGCATTGCTGCGTTGTCAGTTACGGCGTGGCCTTGATCGTCAGTCCAATTACCTTTGACAAGCTGCTCAAAAAGATCGGCAACGGCGTCTCCGACGTTTTGCAGGAGTGGTTCTAAATCTTCGTTCATGTGCTTTCCTTTTCTGCTTCACTCAATTGAGTGGATTTCACAACTAGCTACCTGATGTCTTGCAACTGCGGCACGTGCAAAATCAAAGCTAGAAACTATGTAGCCTGCAGAGCCATCAATGTATCTTACTTGACCAATGACTCGGCCTTCTTGGCCATGTCCCTTGCCAGTAGGGTCCATACAGATAACAGCGCCTAGTTCAAATTCAAAATCTTCCATGTCGGTCTCTCCTAGATGTCGATGTCGAGGTTCAGTGCGCTTTTTACTTTCTTTTGTTTCTCGGTCAGCGATTTCGCGCCGCCGGAGGACAGGGCGGGAGCGGCCTTGTAAAGCTGGCGCTTCTGGCGCATGTCCGCGATGATCTGGGTGATGTCCTCGTTTGTGAGTTTCATCGGGTCGCGGTTGAACAGTTCAGTGATGTCGGTCATTTTGGTTCCTCCAGTTTGTCTCGGATATATTCGGCTATGTCAACTTCATATTCATGTGAGCATATACGTAATTCGTCAATTTCATCGGCAAGATTTTTGAGCGTACTCCACAAATCTTGAACAAGGTAGCTGGTCCCCATGTGCATCATCATAGGCTGACCCGGAAGTTGCATCAGATGAAATTGCTCAACGCGCTCTTTAAGGGATAGTTTTTCTGGCATTTCGGGGCCTCATATGTCTGTGAATGGCGGGACTTTGCCTGATGCGAAAATAAGGAGCAGGGCCTCTCCGTAGTTGTCGGGGTGAATTTCCTCGTGGACTTTACGGAGGACTTCCGGAACTGTCTGCCCATAATATGAAGAAAGCAGAGAGTTAATGTAGTCCGGCCCTGAGGCGTATGAGTTCCATCCATCTGGGTTGCTCATTCGTTTATATCCACGTCTATGTCAGGGAGTTGTCCGCCGCTCGCCCGCTCTTCCTGCCGCTTCCGGTCCACGAAGTTACTGACGAGGGTGCGGATGGCGACCGAGGTTGGAAGTCCGTTGGGCTTGAAGATGGACTCGAGGTAATCCCAATCTCCGCGACGCAGGGAAAGGGTGTGTTTCTGGAGGTCAGCTTTCATCATATACCTACCGGGTTCTTCTTGACGATCATCAGGATGTCCTCGTCAAGGGGTGAGACGTTGAGCGCGAGGCACTGCAGGTCTGCGTCCTTCTTGCGCTCGGCGTAGAGGCGTTGCCGCAGACGCTCCACATCAGACGTGCGCACCGCGATCCCGAACGGGGAGTTAAGTGCTTGGTAAAGCAGGTCGATCAGTGGGGCGTCTGGGATTTTCATACTGCTGCGATTGTGCAAATCGGGTGGAGGTTGTTTTTGCGGACTTCGAGCTCCTCGCAGGTGCAAGTGAACTCGACTCCCTGATCCATCCACGGCGCGATGAAGGCGGCTCGGTCGCGCTCGACGTAGCCGATGTGAGTGTCGTCGTAAAAGACCTTAATGGCCATCTCGTCAAATTGGTTTGTCGGCTCGCGCTCGAGGCGCAAGTTGACCGGAGGCGAGAAGGAGGAGACGAGTGATTTCGCCTCCGCGCCGCGGAAGTGCATCCCGACTACGGCGATGTTTTTGAAGTCTTGAGGTTTTTGCATTGGGTTTCTCCGCAGGGTTGAGGGGCGCGCCCCAGCCGTTGAAAGCCGGGGCGCTGAGATCAGGGGGACACAGCCGGAAAGCAAAGCGACCCCTGACCTGTTCTTAGATGGACACGTCGATGCTGTCCATCTTCGAGCGCTCGGCCAGGTTTTTCTTGGCCAGCTTGACGATTTGCTCTTCTTCGGCAATCTTCACGATCAGGTCTTTGATTGAGTTGTCGCCGTTCTTCTCGAGGTACTCCTTCTGAGTCATACCTTTCTCTTTGATCTTCAGGCTGACGTACTCGCGAGCGATCGAGCGGCACTCCTTGGTGAGCGGATCGAGGCGGGTTCCGCCACCGCCGAC